ACAAATCAAATGGGTTAATTGGTGTTTCATCAGCAAATTCAGGATTCATCGCCTCTGTAATCTTATCAAAAATTTTCTTGCCAAACTTAAACAGTTTAACTTGACCTTCATTTGATTTATTTGCTGGGTCAGAAATAACAAGAATGTTGGCAACATAAGATAGTTTACGCTTTTGCTTTCGTGCAATATCTTTGTTGGCTTCAATGCCAGAATTCCATAATGTATTGTTGTGCTCACAAACTGGACATTTTTCATTAAGTGTTGTCAAGCAATTATCAATTAACCAACCGCCAGGTCCTTGGAATCCATGTGAGAATACACGAACCCATGGCAGAGCATCATCGCCATCAACCTGAGGTCCAGGCAGAAAACGAATGATAGCCATACCGTTACCGGCTTTGTCTACTTCAGGTTGCCAAAAACGATTATCGTCTTTAGAACCGGCTTCGCCAGATTGATTTGTTGCTTCAATTGCTTTTGTGAGTTTAGAGAGGTCAGAACGACCACGCTTTAGATTTGCAAAACTACTCATAGTATTTCCTTTCGTATAAACGGAGTATTAACGCTGTATGAACGACTTATCCACAAAATCATATTATATCATTTATTTAGTAGCGAGTCAAGCTTTTTCAATGTTTCTTTTATATCTTTGTGAAGTATGCCTACACCACCAGCTTGGTTGAAATACCGAATCACATCTTCGGTATCATCAATCAATATTGTTTCAGGTGTGGCATATTCTGCCTTTTCTTTACGACCTGTTACGATGTTTGCTTTGTAATTAATGCCATGCTTACGCAACCATTTAATCTTTTGTGCGGTAACCTCGCCGTGAAACTTCTTACCGCCGGCAGATGAAAGAATTTCAACTGGCAATTTGGTATTACGAACTGCATTTAGCAACTCTTTTCCACCAGGAAACCAATCCAATTTCTCAAATCCTTTTTTGTTGAGAATAAAATCTTCCCAATCACCAGACCATTGTTTGCGGTCTCTTTTGGCAAGAGAAAGAAAACCATAGTATTCTGTGAACTTCTTTTCAAAGTCACAGAGAACACCATCCATGTCCAAGTATATTTTCTTTATCATTTTTGTGTAACTTTTTTAAGTATCAATTTATATTTGGTATCATCTTGTGGTAAAAACGGCATCAACTTTCTTATCTTCATCTGGAATGTTGGCCAGCGAATCGTATCACTAATTTGTTTAGACCAACTGCCCATAAAAGGCAGTATTCTAGCCATCATCGCAAAGCTTTCAATGTGAATTTCTTTGCGAAATGCTTTGGTGAGAAGAACAGGATAATCACCATCAACCACTTTGAGCATTTCATTAGGATCTTTACAATCTTCAAAAATTACTTTACAATCATTCTCAAAGGTATACGAAAACGATTGAAGTACCTTCTGGTGATTACGAAAAATCACTTCAGCATCCTCTGTCAATAAGTCACCTACCCACAAATTGTCTTTTACCATTAAATTAGCAACAATGAACGAAATCAATTCATCACGGCTACTAAACTTGCGAGATAGTTTATAGAAATGATATTTGTCTTTACGATTCTCAAATGCCGTGATACTTATGTTTGTCTTGCCATTATATTTGAAGAAATCATAACTATCTTTAGCAAAATGAAGTTTGAGAGATTCGTAAAGACCGAATGCCTCATAACCTGTCATATTGGAAGCCTAGACCCTTTTTCTTTCAATAGGTTCAAATCCATGGCATCAACAGTCAATTTAGATTTCAAATTAGAATTAACCAATGTTGCTGCCACCTCAATTTCTAAACCAGTATCTTTACAGTATTGAACGATTGCTTCTATGTAATTCAAATCAGTATTTGCAACTAAACCTTCAATTGCTTTAGCAAACTTGGACATTTCTTCTCTTGTTGGCATTACTTCTCACTCACAAAATTAATTTCAGCGCCACCAATTGTTCCAGGCATTTGTGTTGAAAATGGCCAGTTGTTTTGTGGAATGTTTGAAAAATCAAAATTAACATCATTTGTTTTATGAACAATCTCCTCATCATTTACGAAATCCAGTTGGCCTTCAAAAAAGAAACCACAACCACGAAGGAAATGTTCAAACTCTGAAACAATTTGACTCAAAGAATCAGCATTAAATTCAACGGTTCTTTTTGAAGAACCAATATCACTAAATGGCAGGCTTTCTTCTTGGCAAATAAATGTAAACTTACTCATAATATAACTCCTTTTTTAATTAATCTCGGCCTCGTTTTGAGGTTGTTTGTGGTACAGCTTGATGTGATTGTGCTGACGCTGCAAATGCTACGCAAATAATATCATCACTCTTTGCATATGAACAACGAACAGCCAATGGATCAAGACCCTTTGCAATTGCATTATTCATGTTTTCTGCCATTAAACTGCGGTCATGTATGTGATACCAACCAAGACACAACACAGCAGTAAAAAACAAAACGGTTACACAAATTGCAACAACATTATCTCCTTTTAAAGCCTGCGTTAACTTATCCACATTAAATCCTTTCTATTGTAAAAAATATGTCTGCCAATTGTTGTTAAATGCACCATGTTTTTCCATCTTGGATTCACATAGTCGGCGTGATAGAACAAAGCACCTTTTGATGGGTCTTCCAGTTTATCATAATTGGCATACACATAAACTGCTAAGTTTCTAACATCATTATACACCATTTCTGCTCTGCCTGTCAAGCTTCGTGTTGTATTTTCGCAATACCAAGTAAATTGGCAAACACCTTTAAATTTTTGTTTGACTACACCACAAATGTCATCTTCAAAATGTCCAGATTTTACCCGATTCAGAGTAACAAAGGCCACGGCAATTTGCCCTTTTTCAGGTTCATAACCTGCCTCATAGTAAATGTTTTGAGCTAAGCATTCTACTTGTGTTTTAGCCTCAGCTGACATAAAACTGTAATATGCTTTATAAGGTAGAGTTACAATATTAGTAACTGTTATTGCGGTAAATCCTATAGTTAATGCAATCAAACTAATTGTGAAAAGCACAATTGCTCTTTTCATTACTTCTCCTTAAAAGTTAGGGGACGGCCGAAGCCGTCCTTGTCCCATCAGGTAGATTTTTTAGTTGTTGTTGGTTTATCTACGGTTATATTAGAAACGAAATTATTCAAAGTCGCTGCTTTGGCGATAACTTCTGATTCTGAGGGGAATGGAGGATACCCTGGATGTTTCGGCGGGTCCTCGCCTTTGAGTTTGGCAGTATCACAATCTACTGACCATTGATTGGCGATTTGTTCACGCTTACCATAATAATCGTCATTGAGCATATCTCTCGCCATTTTGAGTAGCTCTAGCCGTATTTCAAACGGTGTCATATTTGACATAATTTTCTCCTGTGTGTTTGTGTGTTACCAGCGATTGTGTGTATGCTGGTTACTTATTTAGTAATTACCAAGCCCAAGAAACGCAAGAATACCTAGTTCCTGTTGTTACGGGGTCAACTCTATGCGGATATAAAAAATTAGAAGGAAACACCACAGCTGTGCCTTCACCCATTGGAATTACTTCATCTCCCCACATCACAAGTTCTCCGCCGGTATATTGGTCATTTAACATCGCCAAAAATGTCATTGTTGGAACACCTTTGCGTTCACCATCAAACATACTATGAATGTGGTCACAATGCTCAGCCATCAATCTTGTTTCTTTATACATATTGAAACGCACTTCCGAAAAACCAGACCAAGAACTAAACCAAGGAAAATTGTAATGAGTTGTATACTGTTTGTAAGCATCCCAAATCCTTTGCATAATATAATTTTTGGTCGTCACACCATTACCATAAGCAATATCTAATTCTTTAGATCCACTTCGTGTAGAATAAGAACCATCAGTTGGATTATAAAATGTGTGTTGTTGCCAAGGCGCTTTTTCAATTTCTTGAACAGTTTGTTTGCAGGCCTCAGCATCAATCCAATTTTCTAAAACAAGAACATAAGAGCTTAGGTCTCTGTCCATATTAAATGTTTTTTGTATCATATTAATCCCATAATCCTCTGTAATACTTACCAAATAAAAACAATCCTTTTTTGATACGCTCTTGGTGTTTATTATAACCTTCTACATCAAACTTTGCGGTATCATTTGGTCCTTTTTCCATCTGGCGCAATTCAGTTCCATCAACTGGTTTCCAAATAATGTCATGGACACCTGAATGAAACTGAGCATCATTGTCATCATCAACCAATTGTTCAAAGGTCCAAATCATTTCATTCATTACCCAGTCCCAACGAGCAGAACCTAAA